CAATATGTTTTCTTGCTGATTCAATCAATTCTTGAATCAAGCTATCATCTGTATCGTATGAAATACGCATCCATGTTTTTGCATCAGTCAAACTCACAGGCTCAACCACTACATCTGATACAACATTTACACTATTTACTATAATTGCCATATTTGCTAATTGTATTTATATGCCATTTCTCGCATCCACTCCTCAAATCTTTCCAGTTCGTCATTTGACGTTTGCTCTTTTGCTCTGAGATATGCTTTTCGTGATGCTGACTTATAACTCTTTTCTTCATCAATCCTACAAATGGCATTAACCCATTCTTTAATGTCATCACGATTTTTGATATATATCCCTGCTTTATCACAATTTTCTTTTAACCCTGGTGTTTCAGTACAAATAACTGGTATGCCATAACACATCGCCTCAGTTGCCGTCATTCCCCACGATTCATACTTAGAAGGCATTAATAAAATCTTTGTCAATTTATATACTTCTTTGATGTTAGAAGTATTTTCATAAATAGTAACATTCGGTAAGTTTGGTATGAACTGTTCATCATAACTACCTTTTACAGCTAAAAATGATTTATTTGGTAATGCCCTTGCAATTTGTTCAAAAATCTTACCACCTTTATTCTCATTTATATTAATTAAAGTGATAAAATCGTTCTCCCAAGGCTCAGTGTCAGAATTAAAAAAACTCGAATCAACGGGTGGATGCAAAGTAAAGTTATCAAATTTATACCCCAATTCTTCTTTTAACCACCTTGAGTTATACACAATATGTTGATTTCTTTCTGCATTTATAATTTCGGGATATGGGTAAGAATTATGAATCAAATGAAACAAAGGTTTTCTTTTCATGGCTGCATAAGATATGCTCCATTTTGTATAATCCAAATGCGTAATTACAATATTTGCCCAATTAAATAAATTCTCAATTACAGTCTGATTTGGTGGGAAAACATCAACACCATCAAAAACATAATTATTAGTTATTTTATAATGATTGGCTTGATGCAATAACACCCTAACATGATGTCCTTTGCTAATTAAGTATTTATTGATCCGATGCAGCATATATTCTGCACCGCAATTATGTTTAGGAGGATAAAGATGTATAGAACAAAGTATATTCATATAAAGTCGTAGTTTGTGTAATATCCGTACAATTCATTACCAAAAAGTAATCTCATATATGGAAATCTCTCAATAAAGTTTTGAGGGGTTAAATCGGGCTGCAAATGCGTTTCATGAATATTTCCACCAACCTCACCTTGTTCCATTTGATATGGAACTGCAATTAAACATTTCTTATTAACATTATGTATATATCCGAGTAAGTTTTGTGCAACTTTTAGCTCTAAATGTTCAACAACATCGCCTAAAATTAAAAAGTCATATTCGCTAATATCAAAATCAACTACATCTGCACAAAAAAGACGTGTATAAATAGAATGTAAGTCAAATTTCTCAATATATGGATGATATATCTCAAGTGCATCAATGCTATCGAAATATCCTTTTAGCATTAATCCATATTTGCCTGACCCTGCACCGACATCCAAAACTTTTGCATAATGTGGGATATTCCTCATAATATGCAATTTCACATCATTTTTAAAATAGTCGTAAGAGTATGGCATAATAAAAAATAAGGGGGATTTTCACCCCCTTTCGGTTATATCTAACACAAATTAGATTGCACCGTAAATAGCCGCAGTAGGCTGGAATTGCAACAATTCACATCTTGCCTCACAACGGAAAGTGATCAAGTTCTTAATGAAATCGTCTTGGTCAAATTCAGTTGAACGAACAGACAAACCTGACTGCTGTGCAATTGAATATTTGCTTGTGTCCATAACATAAGCCTTAGAAGCTGTAACAAGAGAATGAGGAACAACTGGAATACCCATGATCCTTACATTACCATTGTTATCAATTGTAAGACCGCCAGGAACACTATAAGAACCACCAGAAGGCAAAGTCTTGAGAACCGCAGCCCAACCAGCAAATGTGGTCAAGATTAAGTTTGCATTCCAGTTAGCAGAACCCAACTGAGCAACGTAATCAATGAACTTCTCAGCAGTGTTTGCACCAGAGCTTACACCAGCAGTTGCAGAAGATGCAATTGCGTTAAGGTAGTAAGTATCTTCTGCTTTTTGGAAATCTTCAATCAAAGAAGACTGCAAATAAGACTGAAGGAAAGGAAGATCATCAATCATCTGACGGCTAACTTTTGCGTAACCAGCGATGAAAGAAAGAGCAGTGTTTACAACTGTTACATCGTAATCAACTTGTGCCTTACCTGAACCTTCAGTTTGCTTACCAAAAGAACCTTCACCAACAGGGCTGTTTCCACGAGGGAAAGATACAGAACCAGTCGCAACTGGAAGAATGTTAAATACTGAACGCAAATGAGGGTTAACATAAGACCTCATATAAGCATTATCAGCATAAGATACATAAACACTACCAGTAAGGTTTGTACCTTCGGTCATAACTTGTACTGCTTTAAGATCAAGATCAGCAGCAAATCCTTTACCACCGCTTTTTACAGCAGATTTGATGTCGTTCCAACCTTTCTCAACAGAAGCACCAATCGCATTTTTGATGTCCATGATATGCTCTGAATAAGAAGTTGCAACTTTCTTCTCAACACCAGAAGCCAAACGGCCATAAGCAGCTTTTGCTTCAAGAACTTCTGCTCTTGCTTCTTCAAGACTCTTATTTGTCTTAACGATGCTTTCGTTGATTTGCTCAACTTTGCTTTCGAATTGTTTTGCAGCTTTTTCTGTTACGGCAGCTACTTCCGCTTTTTGTTCTGCCAACTTAGCTTCAAGGGCAGTTTCAAATTGTTTCAAATTTTCCATTTTGTTTAGAATTTATTTATTATACTTATTAATGATTGCTCAAACTCTGCATTATCATCCTTTTGCTGCATAGGTGCTTCCGCTGCCAATGTGCTACTTGTTTGCATCTGTTCCACAGTTTGTGCAAGTTGTTTAACCTTAATTAGGCAAAGATCAATTGTTTCATCAGAAACATCAGAATCTCTGATAAATTTCTCAAATGCTTTAATCTGATCTTGTATCTTCTCTATATTTTTCATTCCTTTCATACCGATAAGTGGTGTGTTCTCGTTTGCACCCCAAGCAGTAAGTGATGAACCTTCAAAAAGCATTACATCAAAAATCTCATTCGCCTCACTACCTTTTTGCTCTCTCAAAGTCTTAAATCCAATAGAATGTTCACCAATTAGGCCACTCTCTACCATCTTAATAAAATCCTTACCAAGTTGATGTGTTCCAATCTTAGATTCATAATAAAGACCGTAATTGTCTTCTTTAAGAGTTGTAAGTTTCCCCAAAGGTTGTGATGGGTTATGATTAAGCAAGTGCTTAATTCTTTGCTTACCTTCTACTCCCCAATCTTGGATTGATCTTTTAAATGCTCCTGGCATTATAATATCCCCATCTGTATCCATCATTCCAAATGCAGAAAAGTAACCAGCTACTACTCCGCTTTTAGCATCAACATCTTTAACTTGCAAGTCAAAAGACTTATAATTGTATATCATACTTTTACTTTTATTTTTATCTATTTGTTCCAATTTTCTTATTGCCCAATTTATACCAGCATCGCCACCCCAAGCATCCCACATAAGACCGCCACAACCTTCAGAATAAGGCACATCTTTATGTTGTTGATGCCTTTTAAATGATGCCATCCTTGCAATGGTATCTCTACTTAACTTCTCACGATTTGCCAGTTGTCTTGCTCTTGTCCAGCCAACTGATGTCCCACAATCACTTCCATTCTCCTCTTTATACTTTATTGCTCTTTTTGCGTTATTACTCGCTGCTTCAGGATAATCATTATAAGTCATCTCCTTTGTTTCATCAGCCTCTTGTGCTAAATAAGCTACATAGGCTCTTTCAGCAGATTCTTCTGAATTATACATACACTCACCATCCCCAATCCTATATTTTCCGTTTTCGCATCTTGTAACTGGCATCTATTTATTTTTTCTTATTAATTTACCATTAGAATCTCTCCTACCTTCAAAACCAACTGTACAACGACAATTGATGCTAAATCCTGCTGGTGTTGTAGGATCACCAGGGAATCCTGACAATACCAAATCACCTTTCTTTCCAGTTGATGTAAAGTCTTCATCCCATCCTACTTTTTGACCATTCATACTAACATGATCATATTGGTCTTTAGGTATTCTTCTTGTCCTCGCATCAACTCTGCTAATCCAAATCTTATCTACTATAAAGTCATGCTGATCAGCAGCCAACATCGAAGCATAGTTACTTGCTCTCATCACTTCCGTTCTCACAATCCTTCTTGCTCTCATTGCACTATATCCATTCTCTCTATCATCAAGAATTAATTTTACAATCTCTTCAACACTTAGTCCCTCATCAAGACCTTTTGCTAAAATATCTTGCAACTTAGCTTTCGTTGTTTGCGTCATCTCTGATACTAACAAAAAGCCATATTGCACCAAAAATTCTACTGCCTTTTGCACCCACTCACTATTAAACATGGATGCACTTGCCTTTTGATTATTTATTGCAATTGCTCTATAAACTGCATTACCAAAAATCACTGCTGCTTCTTTATATAACTTGTTCATGATTTTCATCATGTCCTCACTCCAAGCATAGCTACCCATTTTTGACAATGCACCTCTTGCACCAAATTCTTTTAGATCAGATGCAAACTGCTTTAAATCTTTTCTTATTGCCGCATTAAACAAAGAACTATACTTTATATCAAGTTGCCTCCTCAGTCGTTCCACCTTCAACCAATATTCCCTTTGCTGCGTTGCGTTCATCAGTTAGTTTTCGTTTATAGCTATTCCTCGCTGCGATACGCATTGCCTGTTCCGTACGGCACGTTCTCTCTGTCGGAATCTTCGGAAACCTCTCCATCACCATTTGCCATATCTCCTCGTCCGTTGTCGTTGCTACTATCATCATCATTGTTTTGGTCATCAGATGGGATGCTGAGGTCCATCATCACTTGCTCAAGTGGAACAATGCTATTGTTCACATAAGAATGCTCATAGATGCCACCTTTTTCTTCATAGTTCATCGCAACTCGCTTCTCGTCAAATGTTAACCAGTTGGCATCACGCAATATCCTACTCATCCTCTCCATGTCTTGCTGCAACTCAGGAAGTGCTGTAATATCAAAGTCTATATAAACATCTTCATCAAATGCAGGTACAAGCCATTTATTAAGTTCATCTCTTAATGAACAACACATTGGCACAATCGTGTTTGTCATCAAATCACGAAGGGCATTTTGATAGTTATTGTAACTTGTGCTTGATGTATCAAATAGTACCGATGGCATACCAAATACACGACACCATTGCTGCAAACTCATCGTCATTGTCTTAACCAAGTCCATGTCAACTGAACTTAGTCCAAAGTTTAAATAGTCCCATGGTGTTTGCAACACTCCTATCTTACCTTTATTGTCAACACCATTAATGTCATCATTAACGGCTCTTTTTATTATACCAGCTTGTTCAATTGTAAACGTAGGCACATTTGTACCAATCGGCTTAGGTGTAATTGCACCCTTTGCTCCACCATTGGCAGCCATCATCGCAGAAGCATCCGCTGCATTGTTACTCATCCGCAAAGTCTTGTATGCAGACTTTAATGGTGATACTCCACGCAGATGCGATCTTGTTACATCATTGAACTCTGGGTTCCATGTTTTCCATTGGCAGACTTGCTCTTTTGGAATATTAATACCTTGGCCAACCATAAGTTTATAACCAAGGATATTATACAAGTCTTTCGGATCGGGATAAATATCTAAAAATTGTGTTGGCAACACATTTAATTCAACGAACTTGGTTCCTTTCACATTGCCATTATTACCATAAATATTTCCCTCACCACTCAAATACCTATAACCAAACAAATTTTCCAAGAATTGATCTTGTGATTGCGATCTGTTCGGATTCTCTAAAAGTTTCGCAAGTGGGCTGTTCATCACAACATTCTCACTATACGCATTTTTTCTTTGTATCAATGCTTGTTCAAACGCACCTTTGAATTGAATACCTTTAGAAAGGTTTTTATATTTCATTAGTGCTGTTCTTCCCTTCTCTGTATTGTTTAACTTATAAACGTACCAAGGAATAGATGCAGACTTTCTCGCCAAGAATGTTACAATAGCATAAACATCAGCATTACCTAAGTAACCTTCTCTGACATAACTTTCCGTATTGTAATCTTGAAGAACTGCACCATTAATTCCTTTCATCGGTGCGGTATATGTAACTGTTGGATCTAAACCTTTTTTTCTAAATATGTCGAATAATCCCATTTTGTTTATATTGCCCCCCAGGTAACTGAAGGAATTGTTAGCTTACTAAATATAGCATATCTCATCGCATCAATTGCGTGATCTGAAAATTTTACAGGCATATCCAATTTATTTCCATTCCTATCCGTTTTCCACCGATAACTCTTTAGTTCCTTTAACAAATTTAAGGAATCTTGGTGAATTGTCAAAGGTGTGCCTTTTACTGTCCTAATACCCTCCGTTACATCCTTATTAGCTGGTTTCGCATTAAACCCATTTCTAACAAGTTCCTCAATCGTTTTCGGCTCTGCCGCATCACAATATATCTCATCGTAACTACCAAGTCCCATCTGTTTTAATTTGTCAACCAAGTCGTTTGTCGTTAGCCTTGTTTCGTAAAGCAATTCCTGTACATAAGCCACTCCATCGTTAAATATTACCTTTACTAATGATGATGGATTATTAAACCCAAAATCAAGTCCATACACCACCTCACCCTCCTCGGGCATATTCTCCGTTGTCCTATGATGCGTAAAGATCAAATCTTGCGACAATCCCCTCTCACCCAAGCCATATATTTGCCAGTAGTTTGGATCGGCATCTTTTAACCTACTTAACTCGTCAACTAACTCTTTCGGCAAAAATGGATTATCTAAAAATGTCGTAATATGAAAATCGGCATCATCCCTCGGAATCACATTGTCATAAATCCACGAACTCACATCAGATGGGTTATAGTCTATCACAATCTTGCCCTCAGTACGCATAATTAACTGCATCCACGCCTCATAACTCAATTCATTCGCCTCATTGCAGAAAAGATAGTTTCTTGCCCTACCCCTTATCTTTTGCGGTTGATCAGCACTCACAAACTCAATAATATTGCCATTTAATGAGTAAATCTGATCGGTTTTGTTGTGATTATCCTCGGAATATATACCAAGTTTTGATAAAATATCAATAAAATCACGCAAAACAGTACCTTTTATACTCGGAAGCGATTGCCTTACCACCGTTAAGGTCTTACCATTCTCTTGAAGTAACTTGACAATGAACCAAATTAGAATATTATAAGTTTTACCACTTCTTGAACCACCTTGCATCACAGTTATACGCTTCTTACTGTCCTCAAGCAGTTCGTAAACCTTATTTGTTTGCAGTTTAGCATTCATAGAAAAAATTAAAAATTGAAATCGGTTTTTCAGTTTGAAAAGTAGGTATAAAAAGGGGCCATACTTTTATTTAAGTTTTTTTATAACAATTAGTTTAACTGATATCACTCAGTTCGACTTATGTCGGGGCGGTCGGTTCGGCGCCCTTAAAGTACCCCCCTACATTGTTAACGCACTATTCAGGTCAACCATGGCGAAAATACGTCTTATAACATTTATTATGTTAAGTAGCCACTTTGTCATACACATAAAGGGTTGATATTCAACCCCTCCCCTACCCTACCATATTAAGCTACCTTTGTCAGTTCAACGGGTTGCGGCTTGACCACCTCAACACTAACCTGATTTAGTTGGCCCTCTATTTTGTTTTCAATTTTCTGTGTTGGTAAGCCAATAAAATATTGACAGAATAACTGGATGGCCTTCATATCCTTTTCCATTATCTTTTCCCTTAATGCATTGAAGGCCGCTTCGGCCATTGGCTCCAGTTTGGCAATGATCTCCTCCTCCTGCATCCTTCGCTTCCTTCCTCCTCCTTCCCTCTTTCCTCCCCAGGATGTGACAGGCTTCCCAGTTTTGCGGCTGATCCTTTGCGGCTGTTCCTTGGTTTTTCCTTGGCTATCCATGTTCAGTATTTTTGTTATTTTCCTCAGTAAATGTAAAGTTTTGGATAAGTTCCATATTATGAGTGAATCCTCTTGTATCAGGTGAATCTCTTTCGTATATTCTAAATTTTAGCCATTCATCACCATTCGCCGCCTTCATATATTCATTGAAATCTACCTTGTGAATGTGCAAGTATATTGACTGATCCCGCTTTCCTTTCTTGATATAAAACCCTTTTTTTGCCATTAATACATAAAATTAAACATATTATTGAATTATATTTAATTGTTTTTAACATTTCTTAATATCTTATATTAATATATCTTTTATTTTATATATTTTCTAAATTTTATATTATTTATAAAAATACTTTAATAAATATTTGGATATATCATTACTTTAATATTATATTTGTAAAACAATTAACAATAACAATAAAAACAAAACAACATGAAAACTTTCACCATTGCTTCAATCATTTATGTATCACTTGCAGTTATTATGATCCCAGTAAGTTTATTTCTTTTATCAATTAATTAATCACACTAAAAACCAAACACAATGAAAATAAATAACATGACAAGCCGCAACGGTAACAAAGTAGCAAACCAATTTATAGTGCATACCCCTGAAGCTACATTTTTTCAGTCTTACAATTCAATCATTGTCAAAACAACTTTTGAAGATGGGCAAAGGGTTGTATACCTTGATGAATATTTTTGGAATTATTCAAGAACTACCTCAAAGTATAGATCTTTATTTTTAGGTGAAAATACCCAGGAAACAAAAGACAATATAAAAAGCGGCAAATATAAATTAACCAATTTAAATTAATACCATGAAATATATTAACAAGCATTTTAATACATTAAAGGAAGCGGAAAGGTATTTGAATAAACTTTACAATAAGTATCACCATGTGATCGTAATTAAATACCCACTATTTTCAGAAAACGGCATTTATATCTTTGAAATAAATTAAAAACAATTAAAACCCAAACACATGAAAAAGTTACATTTAGCAGTATCAAAAGACAATCTAAGGCCGCAACTACAAAACATTCAAGTTAAAGATGGCCATGTATTTGCAACAAATTGTCATATTTTAGTAAAGTTCCCAATTAACGAAGTTTTCGGCGAAAATTCACCAATAACAAAAGACGATCATTTTTATATTAATGGCAAAGAATGGGGCAAATTTAAGTTTTATAATGCCATGTATTTCACCTTTGAAAATGATATACTTTGCGCAAAAGATAAGAAAGGTAACAATTTAGGCATGATAAAAGTAATTAAAGAAAATGAACTAAGTAGGCCATTTTATGACTGCAATGTGGTAATACCTAATGAAACAAAAGAAACGGTACAACTTTGTCAAATTTCATTTAATCATGAACTTTACTACAATTTAATAGAAGTATTTAATTTTGATACCCCTTTGTTTAATATGAATTTTTACGGACAAACTTCCACAATTTTAGTAAAGTCAAACATTGAAACAGATACAAGGGGCCTGGGGGTTATTATGCCAATTCAAATAAATTTTAAAGAAGATGAAAAAAATTAAACTTTACCATTTACTTATTTGGCTATTTATAGCCGCTTTGATCCTGGGCAAATTACAGGCTAATGATCCAGCTTTTTATTAATCACATAAAACAAAAAAACATGAATACCGTTAAATTCAACCATTTACTTATTGAACAGTCAAGCGAAAATAGTTATTACATAACATTAGGTGACTGGGTTATTTATATTGATGCATCAATTGACGGCGAAAAAATTGTTTCCCATTGGATAGATAGCGGCGAAAATAGCCCTTATTCTGAAGTTGATAAAACATATAGATACTCAGTTATTGAATACTAAACAGCTAAACTGATGAGCCTTGAATTAGGCGAAAAATACCCAGCCTTAAAACTGGGTATTTTTTTAGCATAAATATACAATTATGAAAATAGACATTAACACAATGCAATACTTACTGAATTACATAGAGTTAAACTATGATCGGTTAGAACATTTTTACAATAACCTACCCGAAAAAGACAAAAAAATGTCTTTTATTATCTTTATTATTGCTCAATTCACAAAAGATCATCTAAAAAATATTGAATGATACGTTGTATTTCTTAATTAGAAGCGTTTTAAGGCTGTCTAAGTCTGTTCCAATAGGTACATACATTTGAAGCAATAAACGGCCGTTAAAATGCCCCATTTTAACTAATTCGGCATTTATTTTGGCAATTAAGTCAGTTATGATGGGATCATTTATAGAAACCATGGTTTCTATTGATGTAATGCTGTGCATTATGCTTGTGTGATGCTGTTTAAATAGTTCGCCAATTTGAACAAAAGTGTACCCATAATAAGATCGTAAAAAATATTGAACAATTTGTCTGGGATATAAAACTTTTCTGGATCGGTTACGCTTAGTTAGTGCGGCCATATCGTAACCCGTAACATTAAAAACAGCTTGACAAAGATTAACAAAATTAGCATCTTGCATAAAATAAACAGTTTAAATAAGTTAAAAAAGTGTGCAATTCATTGTATTTCAATCACTTATAAGATAGTTGCATATGCAACCATTGTCGAAACAACCGATTTTTGGCCATTTCCGCCCTACCCCGCCAAAAACCCCACAAAAACTCCCCGCCAAAAATCTGCCAAAAACCCCACAAAAACCCCAGCGACAAAAATCTGCCAAAAATCTTGGGTACACGATTACACGATTTTACGCCCTTTCTATATTCCCCTATATATATTTTTTTTTCGTTTTTTTTTACAGACCCCTTCCAGAATAGAGAAAAATCGCGAAATCGCGTCTCCGCGTTGATTATCAACACTTTAATCGCGTACCAATCGTGTACCAATCGCGTTCCCAAGCCTAAAATCGCGTTACCAAAAACCCTAAAACTGCACCTCATTTTCCTCTATTAAGTTAAATTTATAAACTTTTTTACCACCAGATGCCTTTTCTCGCTTAAAAAGGTACGCGATTTTTAAAAGGGTACACGATTCTTCAATTGCCTTGGTGAACCTTTTTACCGAATAATCCTTCTTTTCAAAACCTGCCATATTTAAGAAATCGTTATAAAGTTGTTCTAACTTTATCCAATTTCCATCCTTCTCAAGTACACCCTCAATAAAGTCCAAAAATTCATCACCAAACTGCACCTTGATCTGCTTTTTGACCAGTTTATCAGAATTTGTCATATTCTGCACCCCAAACTGCAAATAACCTTGTACGCAGTTAAACATCAAATTATAAAACCGATTCCATTCTTGAACATCCCAATCGTCAAATAGCTTATGCCCAAAAAAGTCCTCTGGTGTGTAGGTATTTGAAAATGTCGGAGCAAATTCCATCACCTTTTGTCTTCTCTTTGCATGGTTGCCCGAATTTGGGATGGTGTAATTTGTCGTAAATATAACCTTTGGTGAATCCTTATAAGGTATAAATAATTCATCCTTATTTTTCTTTTCAACAGTAACTCCTTCGGTTATTATGCTATAAAAACCCTCAAAATCTACATTTTTTCTCGTGTCCTCAATAGCTAAAATCTTTGTATCAAGGTCAACCCTCTGAAACGCAAAGTTCTTGTCAACTTTAAAGTTCTTGCCATCTACTCGAACAGTATTTAAAATATAACTAAGTGCCTTTACAAAAATCCCCTTACCAGTTCCACCACCTTTCGCCTCATTATCGGTTTCCTCGGCAAGAATAACCGCAAATGGTCTTGCAGGGTCTTTATACTTATGTAAAAGGTAACCAATTAGGCTTAGTGCGTACATTATCCTTTCTTGATCGCCTCCGCTAATCTTCTCAATGAACTTATAATATTCAATTTGTGATGGCTCTGTGCCCGTCTGATCAATGTGAATTTCATGGTTGATGACTTGCGACTTCCAAATGCATTTTTTTAGTTCGCCATAAGACTTCAGTTCAATGTCATCTTTGGTTATCACAACCACCCCATTTTTAAATGGGAAATAGCTTACATCTTTGGTGTCTTTTAGAAAATCGACATCTGCCCTATCAAAAAACTCAAAGAAAGCATCGCTAAAAAGCAGTGATGCACCCTTATACATCAATTCAAGCAAATCTTGTGGCGAAACCTCACCATCAAAGGTGTCGGGTAGCCTATCCACATAATCCTTTATAAACCGCTTTATTTGCTCAGTACTCGCCTCCTCCACAAAACCATCCTTTACCCTTATAAGCCTATAAATCGTTGAATTAGGGTCGTAGAAATAAAGCCTAAAGCCACCTTGCTTGGTTAGGAATATTTGCAGCTTATAACGATTTATACTTGGTTGACCTGTTTTCTCGTTTATATCCCAAAACTCAAGTATCTGCTCACCCCATCTGTCATTTAGGTCTTTTATGATGCCTTCGGCTTCCGTAAGTTCTTTATCATACTTTTTAATAAGTAGAGACTTAAGTTCATCGTTTGTTGCTCCATTCTGCTTTTTGTTAAAAAGCGTCTTTTCCAATTTCCCTCCGTATGATGTTTTTTTTTCACCAAAACCCATTTCGACCAATTTCTTTGCTCCCGCCTTAAAATCCCCTCCACATTCAAGTATGCAAAACACTGCCGAAGGCTTATAGCCTTTCTCAACTATAAAAGGTGTATTCGTACTAAAAACACTAAATAACCCCAAACTCTTATTATATGATCCACTATGCTTGGCTTCACTCCCAGGTCGTAAAAAATATATCCTTTCCGTATTTTCACCAACCACTTTCCATCCAAAGTTGCCTAATAAGGTAACAATGTCCCCTCTTTTATTATAATCATCAAAAGGGGATATGCCATACTCTTTCACAGAAGGTCGATCATGTGCTTCAATTATCACTTCTTCAATCACTTCGTTAAAACTTCTCATTATACTGAGTAAACTATCCCTTTCATCTAAGGTAATAATATTAATACCTTCTTTAACAAAGCTATAACCTTCTGTTGGGGGAGCAACAACATATCCAGCTTCTCCCCTCGTTTCTATTATGCAGTATGTTTTAATGTTGGGATTTCTCAATAATTCCTCAGCCGTTGCATTACGCAAAGCAAGCTTTTTATTCCCTTCAATATATTCGCATCTATAATATATATGATAGCCGTTGTTCTTTGTACGAACAATATGTAGCTTATCATATAATTCTTTTGGAATCTTAGTCGCAATTTGCGACCACAAGTCATAAGTCTGATATTTTGTATCAACATCTATCACTTCCAAATTACCGCTAACAGCACCGCATATTACTGCAATACCTTTCGCCTTATGGTCAGCCATTTGCCTTTCAACTTCTTCAATCGTTATTTCCTTTGTCTGATAAATCTTCCAAGGAAATATGGCTTGTTTCTGTTCGTTTACAGCAATAATATTAATACCTTGTTCAATATAATTTTCAATCATTGTGATATTATTAAAATAAATTTTTTAAATATTTAATAAATTCTATTAATAAAGTAATTGTAGCTATAATTAAAAATATTGCTAAACAAAATAATATAATATTTTCAATCATGGTTTCAATTTTTCTCCAGTTGTAGGATTCCCATAAATTCTAATATCATTTTGGTCTATCGTTCTGACTTCTCCGCTATGATAAAACCTAACAATAAACTGCGGATTTGAGTGTATTGAACCACTAATCATAAATAATGCAACTCCATATCCAAGTGGTGTGTCCACATCAAATGGATTCATTATCTCGTGTATTGTCTGATAAATCATCTATACATATTTATAGCAAAAAACATCCACATCTTCAACTGCTGTTACAACGGCTGAATAGCACCCAGCTTTCTGCAAGTTGTCAATCACATACTTTTGTAGTTCAGATGGTTCTTCTCCAGGCTTCTTAACTTCCAAAAATATCACATCACCTTTACGAATCGCCATAAGATCGGGGATTCCGTTCATTGATGTTTGGATTAGCTTTGTAACAAGCCATCCGTTTTCTCTAAGCCTTTTGGCGATTTTACTTTGAATTGTTGATTCTTTCATAATATAACCTCTTTTATTACTGTAATTTTTGGCCAATTTAATCTTTCTACTGACAAATTAAGTTGATTTATAGCTTCATCTATTTCATAATATGTACCACATTTTACCTTATCTAATCCTGTTTGATGATCAAACCATAATATATAGTGGCAATCACCATTTTTATATTTATGTTCTTCAATATAAAATTTCATATTACTGTTATTATGTAGTCATCAAAATTTACTATTACTTCGTTTAATCTCATCATATCACCTGCAAGTTCAAGGTAGTTATTGACAACATATTTCTTATTATCAATCCGTATTTTACCGATAATATGGTCATCCGTTTCTTCGCATGGGTAAAACTCGCCTAAATCTTGTTGCAAAAGGTGTTGAATTTCTCGGCTTGTCAAGTCTTGCTTCTCTATGTTATAACTTATTACAAGTTCATAATTGCTTACATAAGTTAATATTGACTTAATTCCCCATTCTCTTGTTTCTACCTCGCAATTCCATACAATTACTCCAAAATCTTTATAGTAGTCAATTGGAACAAGTTTGCTGATGCCAAGTTTCTTGTTTAGTCCTTCAAGTGATAGATGAAAGTCTTTTGATCTAAATTCCATCTTGATTGTTTTTATCGTTATTTATTTCGTGCAAAAATTTAGCTTCTTTAATTGGGTTTTTATCCCATTCATTTAATATTGCATTCATTAATATAAACCTCTTTTCATCGTACCAAATGTTGTGATAAATCTTTGCAATAAACATCATTCGTTCTTGTGGCGGCATTTCAGTAAAAGTCATAAAAAGTCAGTTTTAAAGTGATTTAATGTGTAGTCTTTCTTTTGTTGTACGGCTTTGTAGATTTTGTCCTCTATGCCATTAAGAGAAAAAATCCAGTGTATTTTGCTTTCTTTTGTCCTATCCTTTGTTTGTATTCTGGCTCTGCTCTGCCAATAAGATACAGCAGAGAAATCAATATTGTAAAACACAAGATCGTCAGCACCGCTAAGATTAACGCCTTCACGACCAGAAACGATTTGAGAACAAAAAACAATGTTCGTGTCAGTCGTTTCATTAAATTTCTTAGCATCGAACTCAATATTTTTACCAAAGACAAATTGAATAGCATAAAACTCAGCCACGAATTTATAGAAAATAGCTATCTTTTTGCCTTTGAATTTCTCTTTAATATAATTGGCTTTTTGGTAGTCAAACACCTTTGCAGTCCTTTGTGGTTCATCTATTATAACCGAACCACTATAAATTTGGTGTAACTTGTTCATTAGCTTTACGGCAGTATCTCCCTTAACCACTTGACCTTCACCATTTATGGCGATTTTGTCCTTTTTTAACTTGTCGGCAAACTTATAGGTGCTTGGCTCCATCGTAACATAATGTATCTGCTCTTCAATAAGAGATTCAAAACCAGCCTCTTTTTGCGTAAATGATATGATAAGATGGTCAGTTTTCTCTTTTATCATTTCGTAATCTGCGAAAGAGTAGTCGTTGATGGCACGATTAAAGACATATTTCTTTTTTAGATTAACATAGTCCTTTGCCCAAGAGTAAAAGTTTTTATATTGCCCAAATGGTGAGTATGAACTAACCCAAAACTGATGGTAAAGTTGAGAATAAGATTCTGGTGATGGTGTTCCTGATAGGTATATTATCTTTTTACTTTGGCATATCCTTTTCAGTTCCCTTGCTCTTTTTGATGGCTGCGGAAACGCACCAAGCGAATGTGCTTCGTCAATAATGATGTAGTCAAATGAACAATCTACATTTTGCAGTTGCTCAAAGTTGGTGATGTAAATCTCCATGTCATATCCCATCTCTCTTGCTTGATCAATAATGTCTGTGATGGCTTTTTTCTTTGTGATGAATAGCACCTTTTTTGCACCACTTTCGTAAGCTATTGCAAGTGCTGTCAAAGTCTTACCAGTCCTGACTTCCATAGCTAAATACACTAAATTATAAACTCGAAGTATTTGTAGTGCTTGATCCTTTATCTGTATTTGGTAATCTCTTAGTTTCATGTGTTTTAAGTTTTTCAATATAAAGTATAGAATCCATTAGTTCTTCTTGCAAATGAACTAACCAATTATAAAATGATAGATCGTTTCTGTCAAGTGTAGTGCCATATTTTTTTATGCCAAGTTCACTTCTTTCTCGCATTCGATATATCACACTTTCTAATATACTATCCATTTTTCTGATATTTTAATTGATAAGATATTTGTTTAGGCTTGACATCTTCATTAAGGCTTAACCATAGCTTATGCGTAGCTTCAAACAGCTTTAAGTCTTTCTTAACTTCTGCCATTGTTTTAGTTACAAGTTGCCATCCTATGCCTTGTATTGCTCCATTTTTGCCAGTTGTTCTGGTTTTAGCATTCAGCCACAAGATACCTACTGAATCAACTTTTATGTCAATTGTTTTAAGCAGTTCATTGTAGGCAGCCAATTGCAACCAATAGGATGGGTAGATTGAATTAGATGTTTTGATGTCAAGCAGCATTGATTTGCCATTCATATTAATAACACGGTCAAGCGTTCCTGCATAACCTAATTTCTCAGATACCATATTAAGTTCCATTGATTCAATGGTAGGCTTATGCGTTTGAATAAAGTCAACATATCTCTCAAACATTGACCATTCGAGCATCTTATACTTAGGAAAACCTTGCTCACTAATAAATGAGCATTCTTCACCCCCATCATACTGCTCTGTCAGTTCGTGAACGATTGATCCCCTGCGACCAGCTTCATCACGAATCGTGTCGGCATCTGAGCCAACATCTTTTAGCCATTTAAAATAAGATGCATCTTTCGGATATGCCTCTAAGATTGTCGTTACGGATGGCACAAATCCGTTCTCTGTGTTGTAAAACCTGGCATCAAGAAACTCAATGCGGCCTTTGTTGATAGTAAAGTTTTTCATTTCAGTTTATAGTTAATTGTCAAAGAATTTTAAAAAACCCCCAATGTAGAAACATCGGGGTAAATCACATGAAACCCAAACCTAAAAAGGTACTTCTTCGCCTTCCACACTATCTTGTAACTCAGGCTTTAGAAATGGAATGATATTTTGTTTTACATATTCTTCAAGAAACTCCATACGGTCAGAATCATCCCAAGATTCTTTACCCTTAATCTTAATCTTTTTAAGATCGGGCATACCATTTGGATTGTCTTTTGTAAAGAAATGCTTTAATCCTTTGCCTTGCTGACTAATAAATAGTACAGACTTCTTTTTATCACCATCAATGATAAGTTTTGGTGATAGTGTTACAATGCTTGTAAAATCCACGTTTGGCAAGGCTTTCAGAAAAGTTGTGGCATATCCGCTTGAGTAATTAAACTCAAGTTTGTAAAGTTTACCTTCGGATTTGATGCTCACAACCCAAGATTTGCCGTACTCGGATTCTCTTGTCGTAACATCTGAGATGACACCAGTAATTGAATCATAAAATAGTTCGTGAACCTCACGACCAAGTTTATTAACTCTGCTTACTGAATTGTCTTGCTTTGTTTTAACTTGTCTTACGATTTTGCCATTGGCAATTTGGAGAAAAATTACTGATTCTGACTGACTGTTTTGTAGTCCCATTTTTGTTTAATTTAAGTTATTAGATAAAAGAAAAGTTTTAACTCGTTTGTTATATGCGTCTACTAAAATAGACATTTTTTCAATATAAAAGCAATATTCTATCAACTCTACATATTGATACATTAGATTATCTATTAAATTTTCCACCCTTGCCGTGTCCTCAATTGTCATTTTATTTATAGACAAAATACAATGATTGTAGTCATCCCAAAAAGATGCAGGAACAGTATGCTTATTTTTTTTAGGCTGTTTTGGCTTTTTCTTAGGCATATCATACATAATGATACTTGCCACGACAAAGGCGAAAAATAAAATAAAATAAATCATTGCTCAGATTTTAGTGTGTTAATAATTTTAATGTAAGTTGAAAGTCGCATCTTACCAGTCTTTTCAGCACGATTGATCGTAACAAATGAAAGTCCAGTAATCTTTGCAAGTTGTTCTTGCGTTAATCCTTTTTGTAGTCGTAGTTCTTTAATGTTATCCATATATATTTAATTTTATATGGCAAATGTAATAAGTAAAATATTATAAACAAAATATAATTGTTAAAAAAAATAAAAAACCCCCAACTAAAAAGAAGGGGGAATTAACAATCAAATGAAAAAGCTACCTATTTTGTCCCATCTTGCAATGGTATTTTTTGCTCAGGTTCTATTGACCTAAAATGCTCGTGCCATAGTGTATTAGTCAAAATTACGGAATTTTTAATTACATCTTCTTCTTCCATATCCTTAAATAGACAATGTAGGCATTCATGGATAATAATTTCCATCTTCTTCTTAGCTTTAAGGTTGCTATCTACCTCAATGGTATTATCGTCATAATTAGCCATACCCCAGGCTTTAAACTTGCCTAATTTCTTATATTTTACCTTGATCCGTTTCATCGTTCTGTTTTGGTATGATGCTTATGGCAAGTTTTACATTGAAATACTATCTTTTTTAAGCCTGTTGCACTATATCTAACTAAATTTCGTATAATTTTATCTGAACCACATTCGGGGCAGCTTCCACGTTCGCCACCGAATATCATACCATAATGAGTTTTAGGAGCAATATGCCCTTGTAATGCCTTATAAACCTTTTCTAAAAGTATTACATCCTTTTTGCAATACTTAATCATGGCATCCATGGCCTTTTTGTCCTTATGCAACACAATATCTTTCCATAGTCCAAACTCAGTCTTTATCTTTTGCCCAATGCCCAAAAAATCTGCTATATAATTTAACTTATTGCTATTAAACTTAAACTTACTTCTCGCTATTTTTAGGGTATCTATTGTGATATAATTAGGGAACATCTCAATTCCATGAAATAGGCATCTTGTCCTAATCCATGCCAAATCAAATCTATCACCATTATGGCCTACCAATTCATCCGCTTCATTGGATATTTTAATGAACTTTTGCAGTAATGCCTTGTCGCATTGCTTACTATCCCAATGCACCTCAAAAACCTCCTTTGACTCCTCCCATTTATAACAAATACAAATGATGGCTCGTTCTTTAATTATATTGCTATAATCAATATTTTTCTTGTACCCTGCCTCCCAAAAAAGTCCTATGTTCGGGCTGGTTTCGATGTCGAAAAACAGCCTTTTTCTTTTTGTCATCTATTCTTAAATAAAAATGCACCACCTGCAATCAAGATTATAAAAAACCATGTCCAAAATAGTGATTTCCTTAGTTTAGTGTGTGAATCTGACATATTATCGTACTTACTTTTGATGTCGTTGTACAATATCTTGTACTTATCGTCATAAATTATCTTTGATACTATCTTGATACTATCACGACAAGGCTTAAGTATTGTCCTTATTTTCTCTTTATCTACATATTTAGTATCTGTAAGCCATTTATATAAAGTATCTGTGATATGCTCAACTATCAAGGAATCCTTGACAATTAGCATTGTATCTATCTTATTTGTTTGGGGAAAGGCATCAAGGCAGATTTTTGCCCCTGGTAGTTCAAAAGTATTGATATACTGACGTGCAATGTAATTAGCTTTTTCGGGATTACGTTCAAAATATGCTTCAGCCTTTTTTTGTGTCGTGCATCCAAAAAACCCTATGATAAGAATAATTATATATTTCATAATATTAATGATTTAAATATTTCAAACTTCTTAATCCTATCATCAAGACCATGATACCCACCATTTATATATTTGGTTAATTTCTTAATCGTTTCTTCAGAATCACCTTGATCGCATATTTTCCATAATCCTTTCTTTTCAAAGAACCATGCTGCACTTGATAGGGCATATTTTGTTGCCACCAAATCGGGGTTATCTAATAAGTTAACTTCAAGGTAATCTGCGTAGGCTTTATAATTCACCTTGCCTGTCAATTGCAAAAATCCTCGACCTCTGTACTTCCATCCCTCCCCACTTTGTTTATCAGCATTGCCAAGGCGATTTGCATATACGATATTGGCAATCTTTTCGGGCTGCCTTGCACAAGCCATTGCCGTATCTTTTGAGAAATATTTTGGGAATACTTTTAGAAGACCTTCTGCCGAATAATTTAGGTTCTCACGAATAGCTTTGAAGTTATTTGATTCGTGAGCTGTCTGAGCAAGAAAATGAGATAGCCGTAACGAAGAATTAATGTTGTACTTTTTAATTACCTCATCAAGTTCATTCGTTACGGACAGGGGAAGTTTAAGAATTAGCTTCGTTGTTATCATTTTGCTTTTTCATTTCTTCAGCAATCTGATCGTTTGTTTCTTTTAGCTTTTGTTGCAAAAATTCCAACTGAGCCAAAATGTCGTAAGCCTGGGCTTTTAAATCTTTCAAATCCATAGTTTTTGTTTTTAGTTATTAATTATTATTGTTAATCTACTTGAACTTTTATCATAGTATCATTACTAACAGGATATATTTGAAAATATGAATTAGCTTTTGCTGTTGCTGATGCTGCATTAGTCAACGAAACAGATGGAATTATTGTTCCACCACCCAATAATGGTATTCTTAATGTACCCTCAAATTTAAGTATTAATTGTGTACCAGTTTGAGCAGTTACTGGTGTAGAATAACTTGAAGTTGTTGAAACACCACCACTTAAAGTGTTAGCAGTACTAACATTATTATTATCAAATCCTGTTGTAAAATACATTATTGATGAAATGGTAATAGTTCCACCACCTTTAATATCAATTGTTAAATTACCACTTGTACCACTCATTGTCGTTATATAAAATAAACCTGAGAAAAAATATGTTTGTGTTTGTACAAGTGTTAATGTATCAAATGATGGTGTAAAAAATGCTTGTTGTGAAGTTGTATTTGTTAATGTTCTATCTGATGAAAGTGCAAGAATTTGTATTCCTGGTATTACACCTTTTCTATGAAAAGCATAGTTAATAAATTCATTAGATGTTCCAAAATACAATGAATATTCTACAAAATCAAGTATTCTACTAGAAGATAACCCTCCATCACTGTTATAAATGTTTATTCCACCGCCACTATCAAGTAGTTGCCAAATACCTGCATTTCTTAAATAAAGACCAGCAGTATTATTTGTTTGATAAACAATTAGACCATTTGCTGGTGATGCTATTGCTGTTCTTTGTGCCTGTGTCATTCTTGGCGGCAAAAATCCTTTTGTAGTTGACACCATTGTTACCAATGATGAAGGATTTGTTGTTATGGTGTCTTGACCAAAAATTGTTTCGTAGCCATTGCCTTGAATACAAAGAGGAAATTGTGTTGTAACAGGTGATATTGGTTGTGTATATATTTTGACGGCTTGGTTTCCAAGTCCGTTACTTCCACCTGTGTCAATATATAAATTTACATCTACTATATTTGAATGTAATATAGGCCCTTGAAAAATACCAAGTCTTGTTGCTATTGCACTTCCGTATGCAACTACACCCTTATTTAATCCACCAATATCTCCAAAGTCAGCCTGTCCAACAACATGGAGTTTTGTTCCTATGTCTGTTATACTCCCAATCGAAACATTGCCATTAGAATGAAAACGACTTGATGTTGTCCCTGCAAAAGTTAATGAAAATGTACTTTGCGTAAGTGTCCTATTACCTGTAAGCGTACCATCGGTATTATATATATTCGTATCAGCTACTGTCCAAGTCCTATTAGCACTTAGATCATAAGTCGTTCCATTTATTGTTATCGTTCTCGTTATGGGAACGGCATCAATATCAGAAGCCTGATCGGGAATATCAACAAGTCCGTATCTTCTCATTAGATAATTACAAGTGAAAGTTTAGATGCTGACCAATCATAAATCCAAGCATTTATTGCCATTGCTGGTTGATCGCCCCAATTTACATAATCTTGACCATCTATCGTCAAATTTCCACAAGAAATTTGTTCTCCTTGCTTCTCATTACCTTCTTCATCCACAACTTTTGTAAAAATCTGCCAATAGTTCGTTGCACTATTCTCATAGTTATCGTTGATACAAGTTACTTGAAAGAACTCGCCTACTTTGTTTTCTCCATTAATCCAGATATTGACTGGTTGAATTTGTTTTGCCATTTTTGTTTTATTTTATTGTTTATGCTAATAATCCTGCGTTTCTAAGTGCTTTTACTACTTGTCCTATTGTATATCCATCAAATGTGGCTGTATCGTTTGCAATACCACTTGTATTTGCTACAAATGCAGCCGCAGCCACAGCCGTTGTCGGCTGAACAATCGGTGTTGCATTCCAAAAAGCTATCTTTTGTGATGTTGCAGTACCTATTTTAGTTCCTGTTGTTGTGCCAACTATTATGTTTCTTGTATCTGATAAAGTAAAATCTCCCTGCACCCTCGCTGTTCCATTCACATCAAGTTTATATCCTCCGTCGGTTGTTGTGCCGATGAGGAGATTGCCTGTTGATGCAAGCGTCATTGCTTGGGTGAAAGTGATATTGTTTCCTGCTGTACCTACTGGGGCATTATAAAAACGATGTTGCCCTCCTGATAATGAATATAATGAAGCAGATGTACTTGATATATATTTAAAATTAGTTCCATCAAAAAATGCATTAAAATAAATATCAGCAGCAGCAGAAGCACCTAAAAATGCAAGACTGTTACCTATTTGTAACGCTTTATAACTTGCACTCCACGCACTCGGTGTTACCCCAAGACCCAAGTTTCCACTCGAATCAATACGCATACGTTCGGTTGCACCATTACTTCCAAATGCTAAATATTTTCCTGTATCACTGAATATTAATGAATCACCACTTGCTAAAATTCTAATAGCTAAATCAGAAACAGTATTACCTATTAATATTTGTCCAATTGCTGCTGCACTATTCCTAAATGCAGCAACTGAAGTGCTTGATGATACAAGGTGCAAATTATATGCAGGACTTGCAGTTCCAATCCCCAACCTATTATTCGTATCATCCCAATACATTGCACTTGCCGTTGTACTACCTATTCTTGCACTCCCACTCACCTGCAACTTCTGACCTCCGTCTGTTGTTGTGCCTACAAGGAGGTTGCCACCGCTTTTTAAGCGGATTTTTTCTGTTGCATTTTCTGGGTCATTTCCTGTTGCAATTACAAAATCATTTCTTGTAGTAATAGCAAGATTTCGTAAATTAGAGGATGAAATATATGAAAAAATAGAATAGTTGAATAAACCATCAATGGGTCGTGAAAGTTTTATTCCAACACCCAAAGTTGATACATCTGAAATAACAGAAGATAAAGGAGAATAAATTTGAAGCTCTTTATTTGTATCAACTTTAACTTGTAAGGTTGCACTTGGGGTTGCAGTTCCAATCCCCAACCTATTATTAGTCGCATCCCAAAACAGATTATTACTACCAGTCTGCGTATTCGTTCCACTCCAATATGCAACTTGCCCTGCTGCTCCTGTTCCTGTAATAGGATTCGTTAATACCGCTTGATATTGAGGAATATTTAGTGTAGCACCAATAAGCGTAGCAGCACCGCTTGTACCTGTTGTGGTTAAAGTGATTGCATCTTGCTTTGCATTGAATGTACTCCAATCAGCAGAACTCAATGCACCACGATTTGTTGCAGATGCGGTAGGCACATTTAAAGTTATTACAGGTGTTGTAGTTCCTGTCGCAACAGATGAACTTAAGTCAGTTCCCGTTGTGCCTAATGTAAGTGCTGCAACAGATGTAACTGTTCCAACACTCCATGACCTATCAGCACTCAAATCAAATGCAGTTCCATTTATTGTCAAAGTCCTTGTTGATGGAACACCACCAAGACCGCTTAATGTATAATTCGGAACATTTATGACACCGCTAATATAAGTAGCAGCACCGCTTGTGCCTGTTGTTGTTAATGATATTGCGGCTCTTGCCCTTGCATCTGTGAAGTAAAGATTAGTGCCTTCGGTAACTTGATCCGTAGTATAATCACCACTCGTAGCAACCACAGCACCTGTTCTTCCAAACACAGATGTTACAGGAGCAGTATCGTAGTCAGTCCATGATGCAGTTATCGTACCGCCATCTTGCTGATTTAATGTTAATGTCTTTGTTGTTGTACCTGTTACCGCAGCACTATTTATCTTATCATTATATGCAGCAGTCCAATTCGTTTGATTTGCATCTGTTGGAATAGAATAGCCTGAAGCAAGACCAAGTGCAAGTGTACCACTTGAAGTAATAGGATTGCCCGATACAGTCAAACCCGTAGGCACTGTCATGTCAACACTTGTAACAGTGCCAACATATTGATCCGCACTTGATATAGTGAAATTAGGATATGTGCCAGTTATTGTAGTTGTGCCACCTTGCGTTAATGATACAACTTGATCAGGTGCTGTATTTGTTATTGTTAATGTACCACTTGATGTTATTGGAGAACCACTAACACTTATTCCAGTACCAGCAGTTGCAGCAACACTTGTTACCGTACCTACACCATTTGTTGATGGCACCCAAATGCTTCCGTTATACGTTAGTACCTGACCATTCGTTGCACCATTTGTATTGACATCGTGCAACTCGCCAAGTTCCCATCCGTTCATTATCTTCACATATATCTTACCATTGTTCTGATGAGCATACTCTACATATCCTATCACAACCAAATGTTGCGGAGCAACAGGCTTTATATTTGTTATAGCACCTGCAACAGTAGGACTTAAATAAAGTACATCACCATCTGACCATGTTTCTCCTTGCAAAGAACCCGTAGTGTCAATTCCTTCAAGACTTCCTACGGTCATGATAAAGCCTTCTTGATTCGTTGCTATCGTTTCGGTAACAAGACCAATCGTATCTGCACTATTATTGTCGTTATTGGCTTGTGCAAATGCCACCGCCAACCTCTGCCCTTGTGCGCCACTTATCCTTACCGCTTGGTATGCAGCTTTGGTAAGTGTTGTGTTTGGACTTACCTTGTTGACTACCCTCGCCACCAAGTCAACACCATTCTTTAAAACAACACTACCACCCTTTAAAGTAGTTTCTGATGATCCTATGGTGTTATTCCACCTTGTAGTACCTACCGAAGCAGTACCCGTAGGTGATACATCCAATGTAAGCTGACCCGCTTTTAATTCGTATTCACCCAAGTCAACATTAGCGGTAGCCCCAGTATAAGGTACTTTATCATCAAGAGCATTTTGCAAATCAGTCTGATCCGACAAAGTGCCTTCTATATCGCCCCATTTTATACTTGTACCGTAAACAACCTTCGCATATACGTTATTTACAGATGTTTTTATATATACAGGCGTTTCATCATAAGTTATTTTTATGATTGGCGAAACACTCGCATAATTAATTTTTACTAATACCATTACTATGATGTTATTTGGTCTTGTACTTCAATATATCCAATCATCCAAGTATAAATACCACTACCAGTATCAACTTGTAGTTCATATTTAAACTCACCCGCAGTATAACCAGCAGTTGTAGTATAAGATAAAGTAACAGTTCTTTTATTTGTCGCCACGCTGACAAAATCAGCATTGTTCCATGTAAATTGCGTAACTCCAGCACTATTTTTAGCCATCAACTTAAATATATAAGTGCTAACATTAATAGGAGTAGATTCACATTCATCTGAATAAAACTCAAATGGGATGATATATGTATCACCCTTTTTTATCGGCATTAGATTTGTTTCTCCTATCATAGCTTGTCTTGTTTATCTTTAAGTGCTAATTTTATTTCGTTTAAACTTGCAAAAATCTTCTCAAGTTTCTGACTCATCTCATTGTCCTTTTTCTCTACTCCGTAAAGCCTAATCTCAAGTTCTTTTAACTTCAATTTCATATCGGTGAACATCTTGACAAAGGCTGCTATAAAGGCTATTGATTGAACGAAAATCGTAAGTATTATCTCATTATTCATTTCACCCCACTTTTAGTGTGATCAGATGCGAATTTCCCTAACAAATATACGGAAATAGCCAAAATTATCCTATAAATATCCGTAATACCTCTTTCCACATAATCTTGCACCACTATTGACACTCCGCTTATAAATCCTACTAAACTTGTCTTCCAATCCACCCCGAAAATCTTAACCATTTGCTTATTTATCCATTTTTTCATATTATACGTTTTTATATATTGTTGTAATTTTTGTGCCGTTTGTAGCTTCAGGAATCAAAATCTCATACACCCCAGCACTCGGAGTAGTTACAACATAAGAGTAATACCATTTACCATTAAATCCGACCGCAAAGAGAGCCTTGGTTGCAGGGTTCTGAGCAGACACCTTACCCGAAGCCAAAGTCTGCTGATAGGTGCTAAGTGTGCTGCTACCCGATGTAGAAGGTATAATAGGACCAGATATTTGAAGGGTAAATGAATAAGAAGGGTTTTGCCCTGTTGCACTATTTAAAGTAATATCTTGTAAATAGGCAGTCGTTTCGTAGGCAATATAATTAGGTGCTGATGTCTTATTATCCAAAATATCGAATGTAATGCCAAATAAGGTCGGTGTTATGGCATAAATATCTTGAAACAATGATTGTATAGGATGCGAATTTGTACCCTCTAAAATGACCAAAGCATTGCCTGTAATCGTTCCTGTAACCCTATCAGGATAATATTCCCTAAACCTCGTATTCGTCTTAGGTGCAAGTTCTAAAAAGTTCCTATTCAAATTAAGCGTAACATCCTTTGCACAACCCACAGGGTATGTATTACCTCCGTAAGTTATGGTCATCACTAAGCCGTCTGCGGTTATATTATAAGGCATATTATTAATTGTTTATAACTTCATCTCTATAAGCATCATAGTTGAATGGCTCAGTTACAGAATATGAGAAATCTATACCGCCACTTGTTACTTGCACTTGTGTTATAGTGTTACCATATTGAATGAATAATGATTCATTTTGGGTTATTGTAACACCATTAGTGTCAAGATTAGCAGCAAATGGGAATGGTGTAGTTGGTACAGCTAAAGTATAAGTATTGAGTATTGTCGCACCTTTTCTAAGTGTAATCTCAATTGGCGAACTTGTACGGCTATTTATATAACCATTTAGTCTTGCAGTAATATTAACCGTAATTGGATCAGCACCAAGATAAGTTAAGTTATCTTGATTTGAATTAAGTACAAAATTACTACCAGATACAAATGTTAATTTAGCATATACAAGTGAATTAAATGTACCAGTAGTTGCATTTGTATCAACAGTATTTGTTGTAGTGCCACCATCATCATCAAGATATTGGTCATATAATTCAAGCAAAGTAGCTGACCAAGTAGAATTGCTAAAATTAATCTCTTTAAGATTTAATATCCCATAAACCTTATTTGGGTCGTCATCAACAAGTTTAACTGTATTTATAAGTCCCAATGGTTGATCGGCAGTGCCATCATTCCATACAAGACCATAAATATTGGCATCAAACTTATTTCTGTTAAACCTTGTATTCTCCCAATTTGCAATAAGATTCATTGCCCTAAAGCCATGCCTTTCATTTGTTGCTTTATATCTATAACGATACCATTCCTTATTTGTAAATGTTGTTTTGTCAGATTCAAATAGGTTTCCTTTATATTGCCAAGAAAAGCCATCATCAAGAAATACCTCATTTTCTGATTCATTTCTTAAAATAACATCCTTTTCAAATATAGATTGAATACCAATATTCTTTCTATCTGAAAAAGAATTGAAATAAGTAATTACTTTGATTTTTAGATTTTTAAATCTTTTCCTTGTTGGTAAAGCAAATGTTGCTGGACCCATTGTCAAATAGGTTTCTAATGAACCACTTGCAGGTAAAGGTTGTGATACAATATTTATTGACTGATAGTCATTTGAAAGTATTGTACTTGTATATTTTGTTTGAATTTCAGCAGTAAAAAAACCTGCAACTGTTGAAGGAATCCAATTACCATCATTTGATAATCTATATGCAAAACCTGGTGATACCCTTAATATAAATAAAGAATGTGTTGCAACACCTGTGTAAGATGTTGGATCGTCAAATTTAACGTCAAATGATATTTCTATCTTATCTTCTTTTTCTAAATTTACAGCATTTGCTAATAAATATGGATTACCCCCAGTTGGATCAGGTGTTAAAAAAGCAAAATTATCTATCATTCTACCTGCACCATCAAACTCCTCCATTCTACCATATTGACTTGAGGTTGGTGTTCCTATCGGGAATTTTTCACAAGTCCAATATAATAAATCATATATTCTGTCATTACTACCAGCACTCTGAAAAGCACCTCTTGCAAAAGATTCATTATCTAAAACTTCTTGAAATTCATCATACATGAATTTCGTAGTAACCTTTCTTTTCTTCCTATTTATAAACCTTATTACTTCGGGAGTAATAAATTTCATCTCACTATTTGCACCAATCTCTACATCAAATCTTTTATTAAATGCTGTTCTTCCACCACTACTATTTGTAAATCCTTTAAGATTTGTCGAAAATGGTGCATAAAGTTCTTCAAGCCTAAGTATATACCATTGGCCTTTATATTGAAATATTGTCTGACTAAATGCACTATTAATTTTATTTAATACCTCAAGTGATGATTCGTATTCAATTGGTGTATTAGTCTGAAATGTTTTTACATCAAGATAGCATTGATCTAATGGCATTTGGTTATTCCCATCTGTCATTGATGTATGAAACAAGTTATTTATTACTACACTATTTGTAAATGTTTGCGGAGATTGATACATTGCATATTGTATCAATTCCCAAGGTGTTTTTTTATTAAGCAATTCATTTCCAGCATTATCTTGTAATGGAACATATTGCAAAAGTCCAATACCATCACTTGCCCTAAGAATTAAAACATGAGAAGTATATTGCCATACTTCTTGAAAGTCATCTTGCATTAACCAACCTACCCAATAATTTGTCCAAGTTCCAAAATCAAATGATACCTTAATTTGGTTATCTGTATCAGTCAAAAAATCATCTATGCTAACCCCACCAGGCTCGTGAAGTATTTGTATCTCAGCCATCATTGGCCTTACAGGCTTAAACCAATTCTCATCAGTATTATTCTCTCTAAGTACAAATGGATTCGCAGCACCTTTTAAAGTAGTAGATGCCCCTGCGAATGATGTGAAATCAAATCGCACAACACAAGTCTGATCTTGTAAAGTCTTAAATTCTATTCTATATTTCTCAGCCAACTCTTGAAAATTGTGAATTTGTACGATTTAAACTACCCACTAAATCTTGACCTCTTAATACTAAATTAACTTGACCACCCATATTAATGCCACCAGGTTGTACACCCCCAAAACCTGGGTTTGCAACACCGCCACCAATCTTTATTCCTAATAATTGTTTAAATGCTGCACCAAAACTTAATCCTCCTGCTGTTGATGCACCACCACTAGCTAATGAAATTATAGCTGCTACTGCTGCTGTTGCAGCTAATTTCGCATATAATTTTTTTAGTGATTCTACTACATTTTTAGTAAAATCTTCCCAAGATTTTTCTCCTTTTGTTAAAATTACATCAAACAATTCATTTAGCGGATTTATTATATTACTATATATAATCCTACCAGTTCTAATAAAATTTTCTTGTAATCTTTTATTTTCTTCTTCTTGATCAGATAAACCCTTAAGTTTTACAAATGTACTTTCAAATATTGCTCTTGCAGCTTTACCTTCATCTTCTTGAATTCTTAATCTTTCTTTTGCTGCTTTTTCTTCATTTTTTAAAGATATTTCATTAAATTTATCTTCAATTTGTTGTTGCTTTATTCTTAATTCTTTATCAATAGATGTAAAATCAAAATTATTTGCTCTTAATAAAGTTTTTCTTTTTTCTTCGTAATCTTCTTGTATTTTATATAATTCTTGTTCTCTATCACTTAATGTTGAAACATAAGCATCTCTTAATACTTTAAATGCATTATCTTCTCTTTTAAATCTATCATTTAATATTTCAAGTTGTTTATCAGCATTTATTTTTGCTAATCTAATTCTTTCTTTTCTTGATTTTTCGTTTTTATCATCTTGTTCTTGTTGCTTTTTTAAAGCATCATTTGCAGCATCTATTGGTGCTTTTATTTCAATTTGTTTTCTAACACTTTTGTCAAGTTCAGTATTAAAACCTGTTAAAGTTTGTTTTAATTCTTCAACAACTTTTTTCTGCTCATTAAATCTTGCTAATGCAGCATCATATTCTCTTGTATCAACAATATCTGCTTTACCAATAAACTTTAAAGGTTTTCTTGATATATCATCCCTTTCTTTACCTAATTTATTTAAAATAATTTGTTGTTTAGCTAATTCTGTGCTTGTATCAGTTATAGCTTGTTCATATCCTTTAGTTATTGCAGCTTGTTCAATACTTGATATATATGCTTTTACTGCTTCATTTAAATCATTAAATTTTGTTTTTTCTAAATCAAGATTGCCAAAAAATTCTTTATCAATACTTTTTAACTTATTTAATGCAGTATTTCTATTTTCATAGCTTTGTGTTTGGTCATTTATTATATTAACTAATGTTTTTACTGTTTGAACATTATCACCAACACTTGCTTTTTCTTCTGAAGAAATTTCTATGTTTGTTCTTCTTGCTTCAGTAAATTCTTGATAAGATTTAATTGCATCTTTTAATTCCTTATTGTATGTACTTTGAGATCCAATTAATGCATCCAATGCCTTACCAAATGATCCATATTCTCTAATAGCAACAGTTATTAAAGATGTTACTGTTGAGAATGCAAAAAAGGCACCAGCTGGGCCAATCAATGAACCAGCTAATTCTTTTAAGCCTCCAATTAAGCCACCATTTTCTTTTCTTAATGTACCAAATGATTGGACAAGTGCTGGAATGTTATTTTGTATTGCAATAAATCCAAAAGGTAAATCTTGGACAACTCTACTTAAATCTGTGAGTGCAATTCTTGATTGCCTTGTTTTATCAGGCAAATCTTCTGGTAAGCCAATAGATTGTAATTTTTCCCTATATTTTATTAATTTGTCAATTTCCGCATTTAATGGTGCAATACCATCTTTAGTTGCAGAACCAGCATCTTTAGTAAATTTTTTTATTAATCTATTAGCTTCATTAATAGATAAGTCAAATTTGCTTAAATCAGCACCTATATCGTAATTTAATTGAGCAAGTGTCCTATCTGCCATTATGCTAATCTTTTAAATAATTCCTTAATATCATCATCATTTAATGCACCACTATTTTCTTCATCCCCTGGCAGTTGCCATAATTCTTCTGGTGATTTTGGTGCGGATTTTGGATCACCCATAAGCCGCACCATTGTGTACATCAATAATCTTGTTTGTCTATATGTATCTACTTTTTTATCTTGATGTCCTTTTATCATTAATGAAAAATGATGTGGAGACATTGCATAAAAATCATTAGGCAATAACATTAATTCACCAAAAGCAAATGCTTCTATTTCTTCCCACGAGTAATCTTTTTTTTTGTTTTTTCTGCTGTATCAGATGACATACTTTTAATAAATTCATTCTCACTCCACAAATCAATGACTTTATTAATTTGATTAATTATATCATCATTTTTTAGATTATTTTCAACAAAATCTACAAAAAATTCAAAATTATATTCTGGAATTACATCTTTTATAATACAATTATTATAATAGCCGCTATATATTATTTGTGCAAATCCAATCTCAGTTAATGTATTACCATTAAATGATACACCATCTATAAATCTATTTTGCAAATATCTAAATGATGCCATTCCAAATTTAAGTCCAATAGTTTTTCCTTCAATCTCAATTGTAGTATAATTCATAATTATGCAGTTATATCAATAGTTCCAGAAGATGTAATTGTACCGCTAAATTTCATAAAATCAGCTGTTGCTTGTGTAAGTGTCAAAGAAGTTACATAAGCAGAGAACTGATGATAATAAACGGTACCTACTGAAGCACCAGTAACTGTTGGGTTTTGTACCCTAACTGTAACCAATGTCTTGTTAATACTTGCAGTTAAAAGACTACCATAAGATACTTGAGAAACACTTGGTGATACCTCACATACGGCATCAAAGCTAATTGCAACTCCTGGCTCTCCAACAGATGTAAGAGTACCACAGTTTGTTTGATCAGTTGTTGTGTCAAGTGTTGTGTTTACTGAAGATGATGCAAGACATACAAGTGTTTTGTATGAAGAACCACCAGCTACATCTATTTCGATGTTTTGTACTGAACCGAGAATTTGTCCCATTTTTTATTTGTTTTTATTTTTGATTAACTAAATTGTTTATTGTTATAATTTTTCTTGTTATATATAAATCATCATTTTCTATATCTAAATATCTTGATGCAGTTCTTGCAATTGGAAATATTTGAAATTGTGCATCTACGTTTAAGTCTTTTACTCCTGTTGTTGGTATTAATAAATTTAAAATTGTACTTGCAATAGAATCCACAACACTTAAATCCCTATTCCTATATTGTTCACAATATATATCTATATCAATATCTGCATTTGTTACAAAAACCTGATTGTTATTATCAGGCGATTCATTAACAGTTCCAATTATAATATATTTATCAGGGGTAGTTATAGTAGGTATTTGTGAATATACAGGTATTACTTTACCATTATATATTACATTGTTTTGTAATACAGTTAAATAAGCGGTTCTAACATTATTTGAACAATCTAACATTATTTATTTGTAATTACTAAATTATATAATTTTTTATATAGTTTTGGTTGAACTTGCTTTACACTTGGAAATAAAAAAGGTCTTTGTTTTGTAAAACCTTCTCCATTTACATAAAATTGTTTTGCAATTTCTCTCCATTCATTTGTTAATCTGCTTTGATACTTTTCATAAAATTGGCCAGTTCCAAATTCGTAATATGCAGAATATTGAAAATTAGCATTAATTGAATATCTTAAAAATGATAATTTTTCAACACTAATTGTACCTGCAATAAACTCTGGTGCTTTTCTTCTCGCTAATGTAGCAATTTCTTCAGCAGCAGCACCAATTTCCATATCAACTTCTTTAGCTAAATCATTTTTTACTTGCTTTAGCTTATTTAATGCTTCTTGCACTTCCCTATCTTTTAATCTAAAGAAAAATGCCATTATATAACTACTTTTTTATATTGATGATAATTAAGACCATCCCATTTAGGAAATTCGCTTAAAGTACCAGTTGTTTGATCACCCTTAAATTTCTTTCCTCTGTTCTCATAAGACCATGCAACTAAAGTCAAAATATCGCTTTTAATATCTTCGGGTAGTGATGAATATCCTGCTTGATAGGTAATAATATAATTACCTGCATTGTATAACCAAATCTTGCCCCCAATCAACTCATAGTCATCATTTTTGACCATGGTTTCATACATATTAAATCCAGTCTTCCACTTTAATTCATTAACGCAAATAAGTGGGCCGTATGGAACATCCACCATCCAAACTTGTGGAACTGATCCTGTAAGTTCAATAGTTGCCTTTAAAACCTTGCTTCCAAATGATACGGATGTCAATGCCTCAATATGTTTTCTTGCTGATTCAATCAATTCTTGAATCAAGCTATCATCTGTATCGTATGAAATACGCATCCATGTTTTTGCATCAGTCAAACTCACAGGCTCAACCACTACAT